GACGAATATAGAGGATACAGAGCTTACTAAGGCATAATTCCTTGCAGTTAATATCTGCTCGGCATTTGCTCCGATCAATACTCTAAAGTTTGGGGCTCACGCTCCTCCTTCTATTGTATCGATCGTGTAAGCCCGGTTCATGCTACGTATATAGGATTCTTCTACGAATTTTCCTATTACATGGCTGGCCGGATTAGACGATAGAACATCATCGTTTAACTCTGGAACACCGGTGACATACAAGGTAAGGTTATATAACCTATCTTGGAGGTCCCCAGTGAACTTCTCTGCGCTATCCGCGAACATTTGTACTACTGACATCTCGATAAGAGAGTTTCCTAACTTATCTTGATTACAGGACAAAGGCTTAAAGGAAGGGTGTAAGGTCACGAGAATTGTGTTTATTAATTCTCGATCGTTACCAGTCCCCCTTAAAAGCTTGTACACAGCGTTCGCTTGTACCACCTTCGTGAATAGGACTTTCCGGGCTTTCGCTCGTCATTTCCTAGACAACGAAAAATGCTGAATAACGGAAGCTTGGATACCTTCAATAGGTGTTCAACCCCTTTCAGTCAATTGGTTTACGAACTCAATAAGACTAGTTATAGACTTACTTTGTTCAATAAAACCTTTTGAGGAGCAGGGACTAATCTCCATACCGTTGAAGAAATAACGTTTCGCGAACTCAAAAAAGCGTGAGCTTTGATGGGTCTTTGATTCAGAAATCTCGACTCCGATATACTTGATTAGTTTCCTATATTCAGCAGCCAGCTTATCGTCATAAATGATAATATCATCTCCTAATAACATATATTTGGAACTCCGAAAGTCTTTTCTGGCTCTCAGACAACAAATAAACATAATTAAGTGATGAGATAATGTAAAGGAGGCCCAAGAGGATAAGAAACCCATCGGGTTACCAACAGCATATTTCAGCTTATGGATAACACCGTGAGGATCCTTAAAATCAAAAGCTTCCCCAACCATTATATCATTCCATGCTAGGGCTTTGTCATTACCAAGCAAGCAACTGAGAAGGTCAACTATAATCCTTATAGGAAACCGATCGGTTGCAGCTGATAAG